TTTAATTTTTTCTACAGGTTTATTAAAATTTTCTAAAGCATCATCCATACTTTTAGTTTCTATATCATAGAAACCTTCTTTTAAATACCTTTCATAAGAAATTAGAGCCATTGGGTGTTTAGGCATCTTAGGTGTTTTTATAGGAATGATATTCATAAATTTAATATATTCTTTCCTAGTTAGACCACCATAGTATATTAAACTCTTATCATCTGAATATGATTTACCATTTTCATATAGGAAAGTAGGTGATTGATTATAATATACTGCTGCGATTATTACAAAATCATCTTCGGATTTAATTTCAAACCAAATTTTACTTATTTTATCAATTTTGAGTTTAATAAGATCTTTGAAATTAAAGTTATAAGTCAACGCAATCGCAAGTAATTGTTGGTCATTTACTAATTCTAAGTTAATACAAATTGTTTTATCAATATTGAATTTCATATACGTATCTTATTTTGTTATACAAATATACAACATTTTTTAATATAAAATAGTATTTTTTAGAAAAATAATATTTAATATATACCTCAATAAAAATATTAATTAATATGAAATATCTTAATAGAAGAGAGGATTTTTTAAATAAGTCTAAATATACTAAAATTGAAAATTTAATAAAAGAAGAAGCTGGTACTAGATCAGGACCATTTGAAAATGATATTCCTTGGGGTGATTCACTACTAGGTAGATTAATAATGGCAACTATTAGAAAAGCCAGTATTGGTATAAATATAATGAGTATAAAAAGACTTATACCAAGATTGACTGATCAATTTAATGAAATTTTAGAGTCTTGTAAAATAAATGAAGACTCTAGAAAAGATGTTGCTAGAGTTGTGATATTCGCACTTCTTAAAGAATTAAAAGATGCTGTTGATGCGGGTAAAGAAGTTGATATTTTAGTTTCGATAACTGATGATACTATTTCTAATGTTGAAAAGGCGGAAATTGAAGAAGATAAGAAAACTAAATTATTACAAGAACTTGAAGAATGGAGAAAATTCTTATTAGAATTTAAAGATGGTTCTACACCGGAAGTTGAAAATTCAACTGAAAGTAATGTGACAGTTGGTTCTATGTATCCTCTTATGATTAAAAACTTAAAGGCATTAACACTTATTTTAAGTAACTATAAAAAAGTACAATTAGGAGTTACTTTGAATACTGGTAATACCAGTGTCAAAGAACCAATTATAGGTGGGGAATATTTATATAATAACAAGGTAGTTAAGGTAATAAGTTTAAATAATAGTCAAAAATCTGGAATTGATAAAAAGTGGTTAACACCAGATGATGAAAAGGGTGAGAGTATTAAACCACTTGCATTTATTATATGGAGAGATCCGGTCACAAAAACATATAAACCAGATGTGATAGGTCAGTCAGTTGATAAAACAAAATTAAAACCACTGCCTTCAAATATGGTAACTAAGGAAAGTAACATATTTGGTTATACTGACTTTGTTAAATATTTAACTGAGGCACAATATAAAAATCCTACTACACCAGAAGTTAGAACTAATCCACTTGGTAATAAACCAGGTGCTAATATAGATAGAAACAATGTTGTTGGTACAGAAGATCATTTAACACAAGCCTACTCTAAACTTAAAAAAGATATTGAAGTTTTAATTTCACCTAAGGAAAAAGGTATCGGAGTTGATTCTGTTTTTATTAATGATATAATAGCGAAGTCAGTTGATTCTAAAAATAAAGAGATAATTAAAGATCTTTATAAAGAAATAAATAGATATTTAATTGGTGATAAAAAGACAACAATTCAAGAAAAAGAACCTCTGTTCAAAGAAAGTATTGAAATTTTAACAGATAAAAGAAAATTAACAATAGTTGCTGAGAAAATTGCAAGATTTATAAAAAGAGCATTACAATTTGATGGTCAAAATTTATATGGTGGTTTAGGTGACTTAAAAGTTCCTTTACAAGATTTTGTTACAACAACTAAACAACTTTCTAAACCTGTATCAACAAAAGAAGTAACTGATGATGATAAAAGTCTTGAAACAAGTAAACCTGACGATAGTAGAATTCAAAAGATAAAAGATTATTTCTATGAGAAAATAGATTATGCGGCATTTGCTATAGAGAAGACAGAGATAGATAAAATTGAGGGTAATTTAGAAAATGTACAAAATGATAAATTGGTTCTTTCAATTGATCCAATAATAGAAATATTAAAATTATTTAACAGAGCATATAAATTACATACTACTAATGTTATACCTGGTGGTAGGAGTGAGGGTAAAGTATCAAGAAGTGTTTATAATGAATATACTCCACTTGGTGGTGGAAATGCTAGTGGAAATAGTGGAACCTCTGATGGTCCCTATAGAAATAATAAAACATTTAATGTTTGGGAAGATGCGGTACTTGATATAATGAAACAAAGAAAATATCAACCTATTTTTAGTAAAGATACTGAAATTTTAATTGGAGGTAAACTTGTTAAAGGTGCTGGATCAACATTTAAAAAATTAGTAACTGATTTACTTGATGGTGATAAACTATATAAAGACGGAGCACAAAAGAGATTTCTAAATGAATATTTTGGACCTGATGCCGTGCCACCTACTGCCAAATTAAGTATTGGTGATGATGAGAAAGTAAACGCTACAAATGCGGCAGATATTAAAACAACTGAATTATCATTTATTAAAAATTCTGACTTAACTACTAATGAAGATATTAAAAATAGTAAATTCACTAATAAAATATTACAAGTAAAGGGTAAAGAAGGTACCGAAGATAGAACTATTTATATTTTCGTTGAAGGTATGGCAGGTGGATATGTAAATATATCATATTGTACATCAATATACTTTTTCAAGAAATATATTGATGCACAAGGTAGTGCTACTATAAAAGCATTAAATACCTTGGTTAGTTCTCCAAAATCGGATGCCGGTAATTATTTACTAAGATATAGTAAAATTAAATTAGAGGATTTTAAAAAACTTTTAATTGGTGGTAAAGTTGAATTAAATAGTGTAACTACTGGTAAAACTACACAAACAAAAGTAATACAACCTACTTTAGTTAGTTGGTTAGGAAATGATACTGACAAATCTTTATATTCGATTGGTGATGTGGATAGACTTTCCGGTACAAAAACATCGGTCGGTGGTTCTAGAAATGTTAGTGAATTAGTTAATAAAAAATATGGTGAGAATAATGATTTTGAACCAATATCAAAAGTAGTATAATAATGAAGTATTTAAAGAAATTTGAAGCATTTGATGTTCTTAATACAGATACTCCTGATGTTAAAATGGCTAAGCAAAAAATGGAAACAATTACAAAGCAATTGGCTGAGTATAAGACTAAGAAACCATTAATTGATGCAGTTTATACAAAAACTAAAGATCCTTCTTTAATTGAGTCCGAACTGACTAAAATACTAGGTAGTACTGATGTTCAGAATGGACCTGATAGGAATCCTTTTCTTGTTGACTATACTTATTTGGCCAAGTTGAAAAGAGATATGGATAAAATGAGAGAAGATAATGTTAATGATAAGGTTAGGCTTGATGATTTTCAAGTAGAATTAAGATTAACAACAGATCCAAATACAAAACAAATATTATCTACTAAGATTGCAGAGATTACTAAAAGAATGCTTGATAAAGTAACTAATATTAATAAGACTCAGAATGATTTTAACATTAAAGATAAAGAACACAAAGATAAAATGTTAAAAATAGAGAATGATATGAAGGAATATATTACACAAATATCTAATGTTAATCAAAAATAGAAAAAATATCGTTTTTTTCTTTTAATATATACATTAAAATAAAAAATTAAAATAAAAATATGGCAATTCAAATTGGAAAATACAAAAGACCTGGTATCTTCATCGAAGAAATTGATAAGTCAGTGTTTAGCACATCGGTTACAGAAGGAATAACTAACCTTGTTATTGGTGTTTCTAAAAAAGGACCAGTTAATACACCAATTAGACTAACAAATGTTACTGACTTAGAAGCAGTTTTTGGTCAATTAGATAGAAATTTGGAAAGAAAGGGATCTTTCTTTCACAGAACTGTATCGAAAATGTTAGAAACAACTCCTGTTTACGCGATGAACTTGTTGTTAACAGATGATACATTGGATAAAATCGAATATAAATCGTTATCTACATCATCATTTAGTAAAAATGATATAAAGAGAGAAGGACCTTATAGAAGATTTTTTGACACTACTGGTTTCTGGAAAAGAGATACTGAATCTTTTATTAATTTAACTAAAGGAGATGTAGGATATACTGAAAGAGCGTTAGGATTTACTAACTTATCTGATAGATATATTACAGTATTTGTTGTTAAAACTGCAGTTACCGGATTTGATAGAACATTACTTGAATGGTATGGTTCTGCTGAAAAAATGCCGACTTATGTGAGTTCAACAGATTATGCATCAGACTATATGGTTGATGTTGTTATTGTAGGTGGTGATTGGTCGAACTACCAAGAATTGGCAGTTGATACAAGATGGTCAGCATATTTCAATGCACAAGGTTTAATTAAAGAACAATTAAGAAATTTCGCAAATGATAGAAACATAACACTTTTATCTTATTATGAAGGATTGTCACTTATTCCATATTTTAGAGATTTAAACGGTAGAAATATATTTATCGAAACAACAATTAATAGAGATACTGACACAACTGGTTTATTCTGTTCATTTAATGCAGAATTGGTTGAAAAAGATTTCTACACAGGTTTAGTTGACCTTGTTGGTAATACGCTTGTTGGTACTTCAGAAACAGAAGTTGATTTTTTATCTTATAAAGAAAAAATATCTGAAAATGTTGAATTTACACAAGTTCCTTTAGATTTACCAGGAAATGTTACATCATTATTTGGTAATATATTTGGAGTTACTGGTTCATTATTATCTTCGATTACCACAAATACAACAAATGCCACACCTGGTAGTTATACTGCATCATTAACTGGTGGATATGGTAGTGGATTAACAGCATCCGTTACTGTTACACTAGGAGTGGTTACTGGAATAGATGTTATAAACTCTGGTGAAAACTACCAAATAGGTGATAGTTTAACTATTTCAAATTTGATTATTGGTGGAACAACAAGTGTTATTTTAAAACTTGTTGAAGAAGATTTAATAAGTGTTGGTGGGAAAAAGACATATGATGGACAACTTCCTCACGCATTTCAAATACCTACTCAAACAGGAGTAGTTATGAATGGTGAAAATAGAACAGGTTACTTTGGTGAAGGTTCTGTTTATGAATTGACTAGAGAAAATTTAGTAAGTACTACTACATCAATAACTGTTGATTATGTTGCTGGTGTAAATGCATTCGCAATAATCGGAGGTTCTTATTTAGCATTAACAAATACTACTCTTTCAATAGATAGTTTAAACTATGTTAATAAATTAACTGCGGCTACTTATTCATCCGCATTTATAGTAAACTCTTCTGGAGTTATTAGTGTAGTAAATAGTTTTGTTACAAATGTTAATCCAACAGTATCTACAAATGATATTGTACTTGGATATGTAACATTTAGTATAGTAAGTGGTGTAATTAATACTTCTACATTGGTATTTACTGATGTAACTGTTAACACAGAAGGATATAAAGATTTTAGTTTTGGTTCAAACTCACTATGTGATTTTAATGTTACTGAGGTTACCACTTCAGGATTTACGAAATCATTTAAAGTTGAATTTATTGGGACAAATACTACATCTGATAATACATCAAACTATAAAGAACATAGAAGATTTAAAATGTTCAATAGATTAGTTTCAATTATAGATAGTACGAATAAATCTAAAGTATCTATGTTGGTAGATTCAACAAATTATGAAAAATATAGCTTAGTTGATGCTACAATAACAAATATAGTAACTAGTACAAGTCTTAATAAATCATTTGTATTAAATACAAATCTTGTGAATATTGATGAAATATTAAAAGGATTTTTGGTATTCTATACGGAAGATAATGAATTTATCTTAGGTGCTGACGGTGTTATAACTACTGATGTTATCGCTGATACAAATCCTGGTGGATTAGGTGTTGTTGCTAAATATTCAGACTTTTATTTAGATTTCTATAATGGAAATATAAATACTGGAGATTTCTTCTACAATAATAGATTGTATTTAGATAATAATGGAGATGCTAATATTTACGCACAAACTGGAGAAACTGTTGGTGTTGTATTCATAAATGGTGAAACTGCGACTTCTGTAACTTCAGTATATGCAGGACATAATTATATCATATTTGATGGTGTTAGTTTTAATAATGTAGTAGATTTGAATGTATTGGAGAATATAATATTTCCAACATCATCATTAAATACTGGTACGTTTACTATAACTGATAATACTGCAACTATTGAAAATTCAAGTCAATTGGCTACATCACTTGGTTACACAGGTTATTATGCTTATGAGGTTTCTCAAAATGTTACTACCGAAACTTTAACAAGTGTAAGTGTATTTTATGACTATGATGTTAAACATTATTTGAGAATGTACTTAGATACAATCGGAAACTTAAATGTTGGGTTTAAAGACATTTTATTGTCAAGTACTGAATCAGTAGATACTTTATCGTGTAATACTATTTATGTTCAATCTGCAAAATCTAACTTGAAAGAAACTATTGAAATTGAATTACCTACAGGTTATATTCAAGTTCCTAATAAAATATTGGTTAATGGTTCAAGATACACTGAATTAAAAGTTGGTGATTTCTTAGAAGCCGACACTACAGATGTGGTATTAGAAGTTGGTCAAGTTGCAAGAAAACTTACAAGAGTTTTGAGTAAAAGACAATACGTTGGTGATACAACATTATCTGAAATTAGTTGTGATGCGAAAATCGCACTAAGTGGTTATAACGGAGATTATCAAGCAACAAGATATTCATCAATTGATCAATATGCTACAACATATAAAGCAATTGCGATGAAAGGATTTAGAATTAGACAAGCATCTATGCCTGATGGTACAGAAGCTAAACAAAATCAAGTTTTGAACTTAGTTGCCAAAGGTACACCATTATTTAAATCATTGATTAATAAAGAAGCATTTGACTTTAGATATTTAATTGACTCATTCGGATTAGGATTAGTTGAAAGATCTAAACAACAATTGGTTGATATTTGTGGAGAAAGACTAGATGTGTTTGGTTTCTTAAACATGCCATCAATTAGAGCATTCAAAAATTCATCATCACCAAGTTTTGTTAACTCAGAAGGTGTTTTACAAGTAGAATTTATTGCAAAAGGAGGAGATCCTGAGAGTAATCCTGCATTCTTGTATTCATTTGGTGAAGGTGTTGGTACAACTTGTGTTGGTTACTTTACTCCTTACATCACTGTAAATGATAACGGAAGACCATTAGATTTCCCACCTGCATCTTATGTTGCGACTACTTACATTAGAAAACATATTTCTAATATTAGTTCAGTTACACCTTGGACAATTGCGGCGGGTGTTACGAATGGTAGAGTTACTAATATTGCTGGACTTGAAATTGATTTCGATCCAACGGATATTGAATTCTTAAATACCGCACAAATGAATCCTATTGTATTGAAAAGAAATAGAGGATATGTTATTGAGACAGAAAATACTGCATTAGTACTATATAAATCAGCACTTTCTTTAGTACACGTTAGAGAAGTATTAATTGAACTTGAAAGAGAATTATCAAGAATGTTACTTGATTACCAATGGAAGTTCAATACTCCTGATGTAAGAGCAGAAATTAAACTTAGAGCAGATGTTATTTGTGAGACTTATGTAAGTAAGAATGGTTTATACAACTACTTTAACAAAATGGATGATGAGAATAATACTGCAGATGTAATAGATAATCAAATTGGTGTTCTTGATACTTATGTAGAACCAATTAAGGGTATGGGTATAATTGTAAATAACATTACAATATTAAGAACTGGTGCTATCGCAGCAGGTGGTTTCTTAAATGCATAATAAATATTAAATTAAATAAAAAACCCTTAGAGAAATCTAAGGGTTTTTTATTTTAAACATAGTTTGTATTATTTACTATAATAGAGAAGTAAAACTTATCAATATATAAATAAGTAAGAAAAAAATAATAAAAAATTATGTCAGATAATACAAAAGAAAATTTAACCGAAGAGGATTACTTAAAGAGACATCTTGGTGATATGGAAACTGGTAAAAAAAATAACAATACATTTGTATCAGATAGTTCATTTACTGATAATGTGGTGGAGAATGTAGGTAGAGTTGATGATTTACAATACTTCAATTGTGATATTAGAGAGTTACCTTGTGGTAGATTCTATCCATCAGGAACTTTATTTATGGTTAGACCTGCAAAAGTAAAAGAAATTCAAGCATATTCTATGGTTGATGATACTAACTTTTATGATATTGTTGAGAAAATGAATGATATGTTACAATCTTGTGTTAGAATTAAATATCCAGATGGTAAAATTGGTTCTTTCTTAGAAGTTAAAGATCAAGATAGATTATTCTTAATCTTTTTAATTAGAGAATTGACATTTCAACAAGGTAACTCACTTAAAGTTGATGCAAAATGTACTTGTGGAAATGATGTATCACTTGAATTAACTAGAAAAAACTTTCACTTTCATGAACTTGATGAGAAATTAGAAAGATTCTTTAATTCTTCTTCTAGATGTTATCATTTTGAAACAAAAAATGGTGGTGTATTTGAAGTAACTCCTCCTAACATTGGATTACAAAAAGCATTTACTGATTATATCATTAAAGAAAATAATGAAAAAGTTTCTCCAAACTTATCTTTCTTAAAGATTATTCCATTTATGTTAGGTGGTAGAACAAGTATTACTTATGATGGTATCAAAGCTAAATTGGTTGAATTTGAACAAATGGATGACCAATCATTTCAATTTTTAAATGCTGCCGTTGGTAAAATGACATTTGGTATCAAGGAATTGAAGAAAACCTGTGAATGTGGCGCGGAGGTACACGCAGAAATGCAGTTTCCCAACGGAACATCAAGTATTTTCGTTATTCATGATGCCTTTGAAGCATATATTAAAGAATAAGTTACTACTTCAGAAACACTTTCATACACAAGAAATATCTATGGATGAATGGCCTTATTGGATGTTAGAAGAAAATATTAATATTGTAAATGAAATAATTGACGAAGAAGAAACCCAGAAAAAGAAAGATGAAGAACAACAACAATCTTCAATGCCTAATATGGATACCGGTTCAATGATGAAAAATGCACAAAATATGACAAATAATATGCAAATGCCTAAGTTTTAAAATAAAAAAAATCCATCAAATGATGGATTTTTTTATTATATTATATTTGAGATTAATAACCTGAAACTAAAGGTGGGTTAATTGTAAAGTTATTATCAATATATTCATCAATGAAGTAATCATAAACGAAATCTGCATTAACAGATTCAATAATGTTATTTGTACTCCAGTCTAATTCATATCCACCTAATTTGATTATTTGAACATTCTGATAAGTAATTCTTCTTAATACAACACCTTTTTTATCATGTTGGTTAACAATGATAGTACCAATAATATCACTTTTGTAGTGAAGTGCACCATTTTGAGAGTTAAATACTAAGTCATACCATGCTTTCATAGTATTCCAATTCTCCATAGAACCTTGTTGATTAACATTTACTTGAATTGGAATTGCTAATGTACCATCAGTTTTAGTTGGAGTAGTATTAAACACTCTAGTTGAATACTTGAACCTTTGAGTTTTTTGTGAAACATCAAATTCAGTAGTATTCATACTAATTTTAGTAGCATTTTGTAACAATAAGATAGGATCTCTACCTTGTGCTTGTAAAAGAACTGGTAATATGAACGTTACCTCAAATAAGTTAAGGTATACTACTTCATCTGGAAGTGTTCCAGGTCCACCTGGACTACCTTGTCCCTGTATTTGTGTATAGTGTGGTAATGGCATTTGTTTTTAATTATTTTTTAGTTAACTTTTTAAGTTATTATTAAATTATATATTAATTATTTTAATATCTCTTACTACTATATATTAGTATAAAAAAATGTCTTTTTATCATTTTTTTATCAAGGGACATACAATAATTAAATATATATAATATGAAGAAATGTAAATATAGAAATTGTTGTGAGTATATTGTAAATGGTAGGGTTGATAAGGTTTTTTGTAATCGTTCTTGTAAAAGAATGGAACAGACTTATAGAAAAAGAGCATTAAAAAAATTAAATAAAAATGAAGAGATTAAATAGTGAAGATTTTATAGAATTGTGTAAAACAATTCACTCTTATGATTATAGTAAAACATTATATAAGAATATGAGAGTAAAAATAGAAGTTATATGTGATAAACATGACTCATTTTTTATTTTACCATATAATCATACAACATTAAAACAGGGATGTAAAGAATGTGCATTGGAAAAACATAAATTAGTAGAAATAACAAATTTAGATTTATTAATATTTAATAATATACATAACAATAAATATTTATATAAAGATATGTCTGTTGATGATGGTATTATAAATATAGAATGTATAAGACACGGTTTTTTTAAACAATCTATTTATAATCATAAAAAAGGACATGGGTGTAAAGAATGTGCTCTTGAAAATAGAAAGATAAATACTAAAGATATATTAAGAGAGAAAAGAAGAATATATCATAAAAAAAGATTAGAGACTGATATACTTTATAAGTGTAAAATTTATATAAAAAATACTATAAGAACATCATTAAAAAGTAATGGTTATACTAAGAAGTCAAGAACATATGAAATACTTGGATGTACTAATGAATATTTTAAGGTATATTTAGAATCACAATTTTTACCTGGAATGAATTGGGATAATCGAAAATACTGGCATATTGACCATATAATACCGAGTGATTTTGCAATAAATGAAGAAGAGTTATTAAAATTAAATAACTATAAGAATTTAAGACCATTGTGGGTGGGTATGAATTTAGAAAAGTCTAATAATATTATAATTAAAACAGATTTATACCATGATATATTAAAACAAAGAGAATTAAACACCATATAAATAGAAAATAAAAGATTAGTATGAAAGTATATATGTTAACTGATACCCATTTTGGTATTTACTTAAACAATTTAGATAAATGGCAAAATATGATGGAGTCAACATTTTACAATTTCGTAATTCCATATTTAAAAGAAAATGTTAAACCAGGTGATATTCTAATACATCTAGGTGATTTATTTGATAACAGAAATAGTATTCCAATTATTACAATGAATAAAGTGGAAAATATTCTAAAAGAGTTGGCATCTATATTACCTGTTCATATTATGGTCGGTAATCACGATTTATTTAACAAAGGATCAAATGAAGTAAATTCTATAAGATTATATGGTTATATCGATAATATAACAATATATGAAAGAACAAAAACTTTAGAAATAGGTGGTAAGAAAGTAGTTTTAATGCCATGGGTTGAGAAGAGAATAGATATGATTAATGAAATTGCTATTAATCCTGGTGATTATCTATTATGTCACTCAGATTTAAATGGTTGTAAAATGCATTTAAACTCTGTTGCACATAGAAATGCGGATAAAATTGATGTTGAAGATTTTGGTAAATATCAAAGAGTATTTTCGGGCCATATTCATATACGACAAGTTCAAAAGAACTTTACATTTATCGGATCCTTGTATCAAATGGATAGAAATGATTATAATGATCAAAAGGGAATGACCGTATTGGATTTAGAAGAGGATGAAGTAGATTTCATACCAAATGATTATTCACCAGTATTCAAAAAACATAGAGTTATTAGTGAACAAGATGTTGAAGAATTGGATCAATTAAAAAACTCTAAAGATTATATAGATATTTCTATTTCTAATAATTTATTAATTTCAAATAGAAAGTTAAGACGTAAATTAGAAATGATATTAGAAAATGGTTCATTTGCATCAGTTGATTATATTGATGATATTGTATTAACTCTCGAAGAAGAAGAAAAGAAAAAAGAAGAGGAAGTTGAGTTTGATGAGAATAATTTAAACATTTCTATACAACTTGATTATGCAGATTATATAAAAGAATATATTTTAAAACAAAAGTATGATAATGAAAAATTCAAAGATGGTATAATTGAAGAATTTGAAGAAGTTATCAAGATTTATAACGAGAACTATACCTCTAAAAAAGATTAATTATGAAAGAAACCATTTCAATTGCGTGTATTGTATTTAACCGAGTTAATACAGGTACTCCTTATGATAGAAAACTTAAATTATACTCTAAAAACTACTTAAAAAAAGTTGTGAAGTATCTTGAAGAAGAAGAAGAATATGAAAAATGTTCTTTATTGATAGAATATATAAAAATTCGTTTCAATCATGAATTAAATTATAAAAACCCTATTATTTAATAGGGTTTTTTATTAGTTTTATTTTCAAATCTCCAGTTCCTTTTATAACTCTGTGATAAACACCCATTGGTATAAAAATTTTACCTTTAATTAATTTAGGTAACTCATTATCTAATTGAACTTGCCAATCAGTTTCACCAATAGATTCAATTATTCTATCTTCTCTATCTCTATGCCAACACATTTCCCCAGAATCTGTATCTTGTGAGAATTCTCTGATAAATACATTATCTGACATTATTTGTTCTTTAAAAGGTAACATTAGCTTACTATATTTTTATATCTTTCCTTAAAATTGGTTATTTTATCTAACCATATATTTTTCTTATCACTATCTTTTACAAACTTTTCAATTCTAGGTTCAATATAAACTAATAAATTTCTTATTTGTGAAAATAGTCCTGATAACATTTTTGGA